ACTTCTTAAACATAAAGTCTATTGGTTGACTTTACCTAAACCAAGAAAAGGTCCGAGTCCGTTTGAGTTATTAATGAAGGGTATTGTTGATCAAGCTGAGGAAAGTGTAGAACATATGTATTCTGATACTTTAGAAGAAGAGAGATACTCTGTATTGAAGGACTTTTTTGAATCACATATTGAACAAGATAAATTTGATAAACTTAAAGATGGGTATGTGGTTTTAGACAGTAAGTCTAATTTATGTTATTTTAAGAAACTAACATTAGATAAATTTTTAAAAAAGAATGCAGCTCGGGTATTTAACACAACCGCAGATGCATTACGATTATTAAACTGTAAGAGAAAGGATTATCACGAAGGTGAAAAAAATATTTGGTCCGTTGAAATGCCTGAGTTTGTAAATCATCAAGCAATAAGAACAAAGCCAAAAGAAACAACGAGTGAAATGGATGACAGTTACCACACAGATAAATTCAGATCTCCAAAAGCATCGGAGAATACACAAGAAGACAATTAAGATATTTGGTCCACCTGGAACAGGTAAGACACATACTCTAATTGAAAAGGTTTTGAAGGGACATCTTAATAAAGGTGTGCATCCTAAAGATATAGCCTTTATCTCTTTTACAAACAAAGCGGTTGATACAGCACGGGACAGGGCTCTTGCGACATTTACTCAATATACCACCGATGACTTTCAAAGATTTAAAACATTGCATAAGTATTGTCGTAGGTACTTTGAAGAAGAGGTGTTTGATCCAAAAAACTGTATGCTTGATTATGCTTTGCAGGCTAGAATAATTAAAACATCTGACGCGCGTCTATCTGATGATAACTTTACCTATAAAGATTGGTCACTTGGAGTGTATGACAAAGCAAGAAACATGTTACAAGACCCACGGATCATTTACAAACAAGAATCTTACAAACGAGATAGCCTTGATATATTTTTACGAAAGATTGATACTTACGAGAGATATAAAAAAGAATCTTTCATTGATTTTACAGACATGATAGAGAGAACTATTGATGAGGTTGATTTTCCACCATTAGAGGTTTTAATATTAGATGAAGCTCAAGACTTTACACCACTACAATGGTCAGTGTTGTACAAGATGGCAGATAGAGCCAAACGAATCTATCTTGCCGGTGATGACGATCAGGGTATCTACAGGTGGAATGGAGCTGACCCTAAATACTTCACAACATATTTTCCTGGTCGTAAGGTAGTGCTTAGAAAAACAAGACGCTTTGGTGAGGCTATACATCATTTCTCACAAATCATAAGAAGAGGCATATTAGATAGCGTAGAAAAAGAATATGAGGCGTTAGAAAAAGATGGTGTAGTCAAGCGGTATTTGAGTTTTAATGAAATACCTGTTGGAAAACTGCCAGGAACTTGGTATATTTTGGGTAGAGTTAACACAACAGTTAATGAACTTAGAATGAGTGCTAAAGACGCAGGACTATATTATGGCGACAACAAAGGAACAAGATCGTTTGACAGCTCACAGTGGGCGGCCATACGAGCTTGGACGCAAATTTCCAAAGGTAAAAAGATTGACAAAAAAAGAGCTGAAACAATGTTTAAATACATTCGTCAACTCAAAGACTTAAGTTACAGGCGTGACAAGTTTTGGAGTGACCTGCCTGATTATCAAGAGTATGATTTCAAAGGTTTGAAAGACTGGTGTGGCTTGGATTTACCCGATGAAGCTCAAAGTAAACCCTGGTGGGAGATATTGCAGCGTAATTTTAAACCAGAACAAGTAACATATTTTATTAGATTACTAAAAAGATATGGTCAAAAACAATTGAATGCTGAACCACAAATAGTCATTGACACGATACATTCTGTTAAAGGTGGTGAAGCTGATAATGTGTTAATATATTCAAAAACAAACTGGCCCTCTGCTTTTAAAAACAAAAATGTTGAAGAACAGTCTGATGAAAAAAGAGTCTATTACACAGGGGTTACAAGAGCAAAAAACACTTTACATATTTTATCCACAGACTATAAATATAATTATCCGATAGGCACGGATTACTTTGTATACTTACAGGAGAAAAGATGAGTCCTTATTTTGAAGAATTAAAAGTTGGACAATTTTACAGTCCCAAATTACACGACATTGTATTTAACCCTGAAACGGAGTGGATACCTTATTTTAATTTTACAGCAACACCCATACCACTTGACATACTTTTTATGGACGATTTTTACATATGGTTATACGGAAGACATAAATACAAAGCAGGTGTTCTTAAAATGGAAAATAAAACGATGTATAATTGGCATACCGATTCTAATAGAGGCGTTTGTGTTAACTCTATGATTGCTACACCTAATACATCTTATACTTTTTTTAGAAACCAAGCTGATGTTCAGCATTCAGTAACAGAATTACAATACTATCCGGGTACAAGATTTTTATTTAATAATCAAAAAGAACATATGGTACTAAACTATGATGGTATAAGGATGATGCTTACCATAGAGTTTTTAGAGGACAAAAACGAGTTAACTTATTTACAATTATTAAAAGAAATAGAGAACGATTATTATGAAAAGTGATATTTCTAACATGCTTTCAAGATTTTTTAAGAAGTATAAGCATCAACTTGATCCTGATGATTTAGATAAGTTTGGTTATTTATGGAAAACATTTTATGAAACTGTTGAAGAAAACGATGTGTGGAAGAAAGGCAGCAAACATTATAAAAATTTTCATATACAGCCCGGTCAATTTATTTTGGTAAACAACTTAAAGTTTCCTGAAGGTAATGTTATTAAATATACATCACGACATAATCAAGAAGGTGGTGGTGGTAAAAAAGATATAGATAAAGCAATCCATTATCTTGAAATGATTAAAGAACGAGACTATGACTAGCCTGCAGCTTACCTTTAATTTCAAACAACATATATGGTCTAGTCCATCAGAATACAAAGATTTAAGTCAGGCAAATGAAATCGCCATTGATTTAGAAACCAGAGATGATGGTATTAGTCATGGCTTAGGGGCAGGGTGGGCATTAGGTAAAGGTGAGATTATAGGTTTTGCTGTTGCGACAGAGGGTTATCAAGCTTATTATCCTTTTGGTCACTTTGGCGGAGGTAATTTAATAAAAGAACAAGTGCTAAAATACATGCACGATGTGTGTGCTTTACCCTGCACCAAGATATTTCACAACGCACAATACGATGTTGGATGGTTGCGTGCTTATGGTATAGATGTAAAAGGTGACATCATTGATACTATGGTCGCTGGTGCTTTAATTGATGAAAACAGATACACATACAAATTAAACGCGCTGGCTAAAGATTATTTAGGTGAACTCAAGGCTGAAACTGACTTGGTAGAAGCTGCTAAAGCGCACGGGGTAGATCCTAAAATGGAGATGTGGAAACTACCGGCTGAGCATGTTGGATATTACGCGGAACAAGACGCACGGCTCACCTATCTTTTATGGCAGCGTTTTAAGCACGAAATAAATAAACAAAATTTAGAAACTATTTGGCAATTAGAGAAAAAACTTTTACCAATTTTAATTACAATGAGAGAAAAAGGTATAAGGGTTGATGCAGAAAATGCTGAGTCTTTGCGTAAAAATTTTATAGAAAAAGAAAAAGTAATTTTACATCAAATAAAAAAACTTACAAATCAGGACATTGATATTTGGAATGCAAGGCAAATAGGTTTTGCTTTTGACAAGTTGGGTATAGAGTATCCGAAGACACCAAGATCAGGTGAGCCAAGTTTTACACAAAATTGGTTAGTAAATAGTGAGCACCCTATATCTAAATACATTGTCAATGCTAGAGAAATAAATAAATTTCATAATACTTTTCTAAACTCTATTATGAAATATGAGCATAAAGGCAGGATTTATGGCGAGATCAATCAGCTACGATCTGATACGGGTGGTACAGTTAGTGGGCGCTTGTCTATGTCTAACCCTAACTTGCAACAGTTGCCAGCTAGGAATAAAGAATTTGGTCCTTTAATAAGAGGGTTGTTTCAACCTGAAGAAGGTTGTCAATGGGGTAGTTTTGACTATTCTCAACAAGAGCCAAGATTAGTTGTGCT